TTAAAAAATAAAAATATAATTTTATGCAATTAAAAAAATATATATTATTAGAATTAAGAAAAGCTAATTTAGATGAATCAGTGTTTGCTTTAAGTGGTTTCACAGATGCCATTCAATCAGATTTTTCTACTTTCAGACAAGGTAAAACTAAACAAGCATTAATAGATTCTGAAGAAACCGCTATTAAATCAATTGTTCAATTATTTGATGGAGGATTTAAAGATTATTTAGAAAAAGATTTAAGAAAAAAGGTTAGACGTGAAAAAATTTCAATTTTGGCTATAATTTCTAAATATTTAGATTCGCCAAATAATTCAACTTATAAAAATAATATTTTATCTTTAATTGGGACTCCAATGCTTAATTATTTCTTACAAAAAGCATTTGGTAAAGATTCTATATGGAGTAGAATAAGACAAATTACTCCATTTATGAAAAAGGTTTCTACAGGTAATTATGCTTTAGATACTTCAATTTATACAGGATTAGCTACAGCATTGGAAAGTGGAGCTGTTATGAATGAGTTTACTGCTATTGCAGAACCAGACATTCTTCCTAAAGTTTATACTATAGCTGATGATGGTGATTTTAATAGCCTTTTCTTATCTGAAGTTTTAGGTATAAATAGAGGGTTGAGAAATGTTGGAAGAAGTATTGGTGCAAGTCTTCAAAACGCAGGTGATGCATTTAAAGATTTATTTGTAAAAAGAGAAATTCGAGATAAATTTAAATTGGTAAAAGAAATTATGAAATATTTACCAAGTTTAAAAAAGACTTTGAGAGGTAAAATAAAAGACGAATTTTTCGGAATGGAACATGCTAAAATTGCTGCATTTTTTAGTGGAAGAGGTGTTAATGTACAAAGCAACATTAGAGATATTTCAGTTCCAATTACAAAAGTAATTTTAAAACATCTTATGGAAAATGCTAAAGATTTATACTTTGAAGATTTGCCATCTGATATATCAGATATAGTTTATGACTTATTTACAAGTCAAGTCGTAGCACAAAATGTTAGTGAAGCTGTAATTAAAATGATGACTCAAGCGTATAAAGATTTAAAATATGAAGAAGATAAAAGAAAACAAAATCAAATTAAAAGTAGATACAACCGATGATAGATTGCACTAAAGTAAGAAAAATTACAATAAATCAAATACTTCCAAATGGAGAAGTGTTGACATCAATTATTTATTTTGACATTGATTCTGGTGATCAATTGACAGCTAATCAAGTTTCAAAATGTAATAATGTACAATCATTAAACTTCTCTTGCGCAGTAGTTTGTAATCCTTCTTAAGATGGTTAATTGTGACAACATTAGAAAAATTACGATAAATCAACTTTTACCAAATGGTGAAGTTTTTATATCTACAATTTATTTTGATGTAGTTGTAGGAGAACAAGTTACAGGAAATAGCGTGAAGAAGTGTAATAACATTCAACCGATAGATTTTTCTTGTGCAATAACCTGTAATCCTTTTGAAGAACCTGTTATTCCAAATTGTTGGTTAACTTCTTCTGAAGAATGTTGGATTGATGAAAGTGGAAATTATTGGGAAATTGGATAAAAAAATATATAAATGATATTTATTTAAAAATAAAATAAAATAAAAAATACTATGGCTAATCTATTATTAAATGCTCCTTTAAAATACGAACCGAAAACACAGAATAGGTGGGTATTGTTGTTTCCTGATGATATTGGAATCCAAACTTGGGCTCTTGCTAAAGTTGCTTCTCCTTCTATAAAATTAGATAAGAAAGATATGTCTTTCATAAATACCAAAACCTATTTTGTATCAAGTTATGAATGGGAAGCAATGGAAATTACAGTTAGAGATTTTATTGCGCCTTCTCAATCTGAAGCTTTGATGGAATGGGTTCGACTTCATGCAGAATCTGTTACAGGTCGTATGGGATATAATGTTGGTCAAGCTAAAGATATTATTCTTCAATCATTAGATCCTACTGGTGTTGCCACTGAAGAATGGTTGTTAAAAAATTGTATTGTTGTAGACACTGTGAAATTTGGAGAGTTTGATTATTCTCAAGGAGATGTAAGGACATTGACATTCACAATACAACCACAATATTGCGTTCACTTATTTGGTTAATTTTATAAAATATTTTTATTGGGGATGGAATTTAAAAATTTCATCCCCTTTTTTATTTTTTATATTACTTACTATATATTATAAATAAAATTATGGAAATTGAAAAAAATGTTATGATGCAGCAACCAGGTCAAAATTCTTATGAACCATTGTCGGAAACTTTTCATTTACCCTCAAAAGGAATTTTTTATCCTCCGATAAATGAAAATGGTGATCGTTTGACATCTGTACAAGTATATGATTTGGTTACAGAAGATGAAAATATTCTTTTGAATACAACTTTACTTGAATCTGGTGATATGATTGATGTTCTTTTGAAGAAAAAGGTAAAAACTCCCTATCCTATTGAAAAATTTACAACTGGAGATAGAATGGCTATTTTTATATATCTTAGAACCACTATGGAAAGGATGTATAAAATAAAAGTAGTGGATCCTAAGACAAATCTTCCTTTTGAGTATGATGTTGATCTAATGACCTTAAAAATAAAAGAATCTTCAGTGTTGCCTGGTCAAGATGGATTGTTTGAATTCAAATTGCCTAAATCTGAACGAATTGTTAAATTCAGACTTTTAACAGGTGAAGATGAAGCAATCATAAAAAATAAAAATAAAAAAGAGCAAGAAATTAAAAACAGTAATGATTCTTTTAATAGAATTATAAGATTAGAACAGCAAATTATTTCTATTGAAGGTATAACTGATGTTTTTGAAAAAAGAAATTTCATTAGAAATATGAAAATTCCCGATAGTAGAAAGCTTACTAAATTTATGGATGATTGTATGCCTGTTTTAGATTTAAATATTGAGGTGCCCACTCCGAGTGGGGGAAGCTTTCGTACCCCTATGCCTTTCACTCCAGAATTCTTTTTCCCCGATCTATAACCCTGAAGTTACAAAATATTATCTTTTGCAAAGATTATATCTTGTGCATAAAGGTAAATTTTCTTGGGGTGATGTTATGAGAATGCCATTGTGGGAAAAAAAGTTTTATTATGAAGAATTAATTTCAATTCAAGAAGAAATGGAAAAGGAATTGAAGAAAAATAAAAAATAATAATGTTTGGGGGGCTTTTTAAAAAAAAGCCTCCCATTGTATTTATAATAAATAATTAATATGGATGAATTAATAAGACAGCTTCTGAACGCATTGGAAACAGGTTTTAAGGAATATGGTCCTGAAGCTACTTTATATGGACCTGAAGGTGTTGCAATGAAAATGATTTCACAAGGACTTTCGGAAATAGAAACGAGATTAAAAGTAATAGATAAAGACATTAATATTGGTGCAGAAGATTTTACTCCATATGGAGCTCTAGGGTATTGGAATGATGTTTATGAAAAAATAAGTAATGTTAATGAAAGTTTAGGTGTAGCAGGTAATTTAGGGAAGTCGCTTAAACATGAATTTAAAGAGGCGTATGTTGGATTAGCAGATATTGGAGTTGAAGCAGAAACATTGGGTAAAAATGTCAAAAAATTTTTAGATGATTATGGTCGTGTAACATTATTATCTTCTCAAGAGCTAATTGAAATGTCTTCAATGGCGAAAGTTTTTGGTGAAGATTCTATTGCAATTTTAGCCACCTATAGAGATTTAGGTCTTTCAATAGAAACCACAACTGCTCGAATGAAAAAGTTGACACTTGAATCTAATAAATATGGGGTTTTACCTTCGAAGGCTATAAAGCTTATTAAGGATAATTTAGATAAGGTTGATAGGTATTATTTCAAAGGAGGAACCAAGGCATTTGAGCAAATGGCATTAAAGGCTGCAAGCTTAAATAATGATATGAAGGGTGCCTTTACCATGATTGATAAAATTTTAGATGGGGGTGTTGAAGGTGCAGTTGAAATGGCGCAGAATTTTCAGATAATGGGCGGACCTATCGCTAAAATGGGAAATGTATTTGATTTAATAAGCATGTCAGCAAGTGGAGATGCTGGAGCAATAAATGATATGCTGGCAAAAGCTGGAGCTGAAATGGCAACCATTGGTAAAAACGGTGAAATCACATTTGGTCCTGGTGCGATGATGCAAATGAGGGAATGGGCAAAAACCAATGGAGAAAGCATAGAGGATATTACCAAAAGAAGTAAGGCGATGTTTAAAGAAATGAATGTCGGTAAACAATTAGACCTAAGTTTGAGAAAGGTTCCAGAAGATTTTGAAGCAATGTCTAAAAAAGTTGCAGGTGCAGTGAGTGGAATGGATGCTTTTGGTAATTGGCTTGTTGTAATTGATGGTATAGAGAAGAAAGTGCAAGATTTAACTGAAGATGATATTAATGCTAAATTATCCATATCCCCTGAAGGAGATGAAAAAGATACCTTTAAAGATATAACTAAGTCTAATATGGACTTAGGTGAAATTATAAATAAGTTGATTGCACAATTAAAGGTTACAGCTTTATCAAGTGCAGGCGAAGTTTATCAAAATTTAATTGGTACAGCTCAAAAGACTGCTGATAATATGGTTGCAACATTAAAACCTTTTGCAGAATCATTTTCAAAATTATCTGAAGGAGCCTATAATAATTTCAAACCAATTCTTGAAGGACTTTCTGGAGGAAATATTGGAGAGGCTTTATTGGGTGCTGCAACTAATTTAGGTAAAGTTGCTGCAACTTTTTTATTAATAACATCTCCAGCTGGAATGACTGTTGTTCTTGCTACAAGTTTTGGCGAAATGCTTTTGCCATATTTTATGGAAAGTATAACCGTTTTGAAAAATTTGATGTGGAATGCCAGTCAATATATCGTAGGAGGGATTACATATTTGGTAGATTATGCAATTCTTGAAATAAAAAAGTTTTTGTA